TTACCGACTGCGGCCTGAGTTTTTTAAATGGCGGAAAATCGTGTTGAGGCCAACGCCCATAATGCGGGCTGTTGCCCGGCATCCAACGCCATTCATGGCCATATCAATGATTTTCTGGTGCGTACCGGGTTGAGAAGCGGTGTAAGTGAACTGCAGTTGCCATGTTTTACGGCAGTGAGAGCAGAGATAGCGCTGATGTCCGGCGGTGCTTTTGCCGTTACGCACCACCCCGTCAGTAGCTGAACAGGAGGGACAGCTGATAGAAACAGAAGCCACTGGAGCACCTCAAAAACACCATCATACACTAAATCAGTAAGTTGGCAGCATCACCCAAACGACGTTTTTAAACGTTATGGTCGAGCAATAAGATATGATTTTCAAGTGGACGATGCAAAATATAAATGCGACCATCTAAAAGAAATAGTTTCTACTTTAGTCGGTAACAAAATTAACGTTGGCCATTCTCAAAAAATATATAAGCATTTTAAGGATCTCGAAGGTAAAATTGAAGAAAGGCTTCAAAATCGCCAGGCTGAATATCAAAATGAAATTAATCAACCATCTGCGCCAGGTGTTAATTTTGATGATATTTAAAATTATTTTTCCAGTTTTTTGATTTTTCAACAGCTGAATATCGGAAATAGTCAGTGACGAACATCAGTATTTTTACATAATTACGTCTAGGTCATTGTCGGTTTATCTCCTTTTACTTGTGGTAATTGAGGGATAACAACAAAAAAGGTGAGTTTTGCGACTCACCTTTTTTATTTGTTTCTTATTCAGAATCAATATCTTTTAAATCATCCTGAATCGCTTGTGCGTTCGGATTTTCCTGCGGTTTGAGTTCGCCGCCATTAGCGATGAAATCATGACGCTGGAAGTACGCTTCGCGCACCATAATATAAGGATCGGACGACTGACGCAGCAGACCATCGGAATCCAGCAGCTGAGCGCGGGTTTCGATCCCTTCAAGCGTCCATTTACCCACAGACATCGGCCAGGTCAGCCAGGAAAGAACCGGGTAAAGACCATCCGCCATATCACCACCGTCATCACGCAGCGTGAAGCTACCGTAGAACGGTAACTGAACGTAAGGCCCATAACCCACGCCATAATGACCAAGCGTACTACCGAAGCGGTGAGGTTCAGTCCGTTGCAGTTTCGGGTTCGCCATCCCTGCAACATCAATAAAGCCGCCCATCCCCAAAATGGTGTTCAGGAAAAAGCGGGTAAAGTGGACCATCCCCTGATAAGGGTCGCCCTGCAAGAAGTAGTTAACCATCACCGCAGGTTCTTCAAGGTTGCCAGTAAAGTTGCTCAAACCATTACGCGCCGGTTGCGGAACATAATCACGCCAGGCGACAGCGACCGGTCGAACAATATACGGGTCTAATACGTTGAAGTTGAAGTTGTACATGGTGCGGTTGAACCCTTCTAACGGGTCAGAACGCCCTTGCTGATCTGTACCGGAACTCGCACACCCCACCAGAAGCGTAGTTCCCAGAGCAAGCGCCGACAGGCGAAGCTTCATAAATGTCTCCCTGTTTTTTTATGGCTTATGCAGTTTGCCATCCATGACGGAACGATACCGTATCCGCCTGTTTAGGTGTGGGCGATTGTAACAGCACGTCAACTGATGTCCAGACGCCCTGATTTGCTGATTTGATCATAGCCTGGTAATCGCCGCCCTGTAGGCTACTTGATTCTATAGAAACAGAAAAAGGCAAACGCAGCCTTTTCTACATTTTCAGAGTAACTCCCGTCAGTTGCGAGCAAAAAAGCCGCTACGCTTTAGCTATACGTGCTAATTCAAGAGAAGAGACCATGGACAACGACAAAATTGATCAACACAGCGACGAAATTGAAGTTGAGAGCGAAGAAAAAGAGCGCGGCAAAAAAATAGAAATAGATGAAGACCGACTCCCCTCCCGGGCGATGGCAATTCATGAGCATATCCGCCAGGATGGTGAAAAAGAGCTGGAACGCGACGCAATGGCGCTACTGTGGTCAGCCATTGCGGCGGGTCTGTCGATGGGCGCTTCGTTACTGGCAAAAGGGATATTTCAAGTCGAACTGGAAGGTGTGCCGGGCAGCTTCTTGCTGGAGAATCTCGGTTATACCTTTGGTTTTATTATCGTCATTATGGCCCGCCAGCAATTATTTACCGAAAATACCGTGACTGCGGTACTACCCGTCATGCAAAAACCGACAATGAGCAACGTCGGCTTACTTATACGGTTATGGGGCGTCGTGCTGCTGGGTAATATTCTCGGGACAGGTATTGCGGCGTGGGCATTTGAATATATGCCTATCTTCAATGAAGAAACTCGCGATGCATTTGTCAAAATCGGCATGGATGTGATGAAGAACACCCCCAGCGAGATGTTTGCCAACGCGATCATTTCCGGCTGGCTGATCGCCACTATGGTTTGGATGTTTCCTGCAGCGGGTGCGGCAAAGATTGTGGTGATTATATTGATGACCTGGCTTATTGCCCTGGGTGACACCACCCATATCGTGGTCGGTTCTGTTGAAATCCTCTATCTGGTGTTTAACGGTACGCTGCACTGGAGCGATTTCATCTGGCCCTTCGCACTACCTACTTTAGCGGGGAACATCTGCGGCGGCACCTTTATCTTCGCGTTAATGAGTCATGCACAGATTCGTAACGACATGAGCAATAAGCGTAAAGCAGAAGCACGCCAAAAAGCAGAACGTGCGGAAAACATTAAGAAAAATTATAAAAACCCGGCATAAATGGCGAGGGTTTAAGCAATCGAGCGGCAGCGTACTTACCCCGCACTCCATTAGCGGGTATACTCATGCCGCATTGTCCTCTTAGTTAAATGGATATAACGAGCCCCTCCTAAGGGCTAATTGCAGGTTCGATTCCTGCAGGGGACACCATTTATCAGTTCGCCACCATCCGTACCAGTCCGCAAAATCCCCTGAATATCAAGTCTTCCGTAGATTCACAGTTCGTAATGGTTCGCGTCAGATCGTTGACAGCCGCACTCCATGACGGGTAAAAAGTGGATAAAATAATTTTACCCACCGGATTTTTACCCATGCTCACCGTTAAGCAGATTGAAGCAGCAAAGCCGAAAGAAAAACCATACCGCCTACTCGATGGTAATGGCCTGTACCTTTATGTCCCTGTATCAGGGAAAAAGGTATGGCAGCTTCGCTACAAGATTGACGGTAAGGAGAAAATCCTGACTGTCGGAAAATATCCGCTTATGACTTTGCAGGAAGCAAGGGATAAGGCATGGACTGCGAGGAAAGACATCTCTGTTGGCATCGATCCGGTAAAGGCGAAAAAGGCTTCGTCTAACAACAATTCCTTTAGTGCGATTTACAAGGAATGGTACGAGCACAAGAAGCAAGTATGGTCAGTAGGGTATGCGACTGAACTTGCCAAAATGTTTGATGACGACATTTTACCTATCATCGGCGGCCTTGAAATTCAGGATATTGAGCCGATGCAACTGCTGGAAGTAATCCGCAGATTTGAAGATCGCGGTGCAATGGAGCGAGCCAACAAAGCACGCAGAAGATGCGGCGAGGTTTTCCGTTACGCTATTGTCACTGGTAGGGCTAAATATAACCCGGCACCTGACCTTGCTGACGCCATGAAGGGATACCGCAAGAAGAACTTCCCGTTTCTTCCAGCAGACCAGATCCCGGCATTCAACAAAGCACTTGCAACATTTTCAGGAAGTATCGTATCGCTCATTGCGACCAAAGTTTTACGCTACACAGCCCTAAGAACGAAAGAGCTTCGTTCCATGCTATGGAAGAACGTCGATTTTGAAAACAGGATTATCACCATCGACGCCAGTGTGATGAAGGGCCGCAAGATTCATGTAGTACCGATGTCAGACCAGGTGGTTGAACTTCTCACTACGCTAAGCTCAATCACCAAACCAGTATCAGAGTTTGTTTTTTCCGGGCGCAACGATAAGAAAAAGCCAATCTGCGAGAACGCGGTATTACTTGTGATCAAACAAATCGGCTATGAGGGTCTGGAAAGCGGTCACGGATTCAGGCATGAATTCAGCACGATTATGAACGAGCACGAATGGCCTGCCGACGCCATTGAAGTGCAACTGGCACATGCCAACGGCGGATCTGTGCGTGGGATTTACAACCATGCTCAGTATCTCGATAAGCGCAGAGAAATGATGCAGTGGTGGGCTGACTGGATTGATGAAAAGGTGGAGTGATCCACCTTAACAACTATCGAAGAGCACAAAGCCTTGCAATCCAGTGCAAAGCTTTGTGTGTCTCAGTTTTGTTTCATCGGTAACAGCACGCCATAGATAGAATGCTGACTTGCTTGATGTGTCTGCGGATCGCGATCCTTCAGCAATTTTCACAACTTGCCATCAAACATCCAATGGCAACGCCTTATCGTCATGTTGCGCATTTACAAAATGCAATATAAATATGTTAATTTATTATAGAAATCACATAACGTTACGAGGGGTACACTGTGGGGATTTTTTTACTAGGCCGCAAGTTCGAAGGATCAAGCTTACTTTTTGATAAGGGACGCTTAATTTTACAGAACAGCGTTGATGGAAATGTCTTCCTTGTAGTTGAGAAAGGAGGAAATCGAGCGTTTCTTCATACTGGTGAAAAATTTATAGATTTTGTTAGAGTTGGGCACTTGTCACATTTGAAATGCTATCTCTCACGTGAGAGCGACAGACTTTTATACTGCGTTTCATCATTAGGTGATGCTATTGAGAAGACAGTAACAGCAAACAGAACAAAAGCAAGTGGATGGGAAACATTTGATATGCTTCCTGCAAAAGACTTAAGCGAATCATCCATTAATCAAATAGAAATGCTTAAGGGAATATATTTTAAAAATGATGACTTAACATCTGTTTTCAACAGAATTGTTAGATCAGATTTGATTGACAAAGGAAGAACGATTGAAAAGCTAATTGAAATAATGAGCATCGACGATAAGGCATATATCTCTTATCATCTATCTAAAAACATCAGTGAATTAGCAACGCTTTCTGATATTTCAGGTGATGCGCTATTTAAAGCATTTGTTTCAAACCTAACCAACTACAGCAAAAAAATATCCGTCATAGATGAAAAACTTGATTTTTTATCTAAGCTTTCGAACCCAATCATTTCTAAAAACAGCTGGGTTGAACTAATTCATAATTTAAGAAAAATATCTCCACCAAAACATAAATCATGCATTGTTGCAACATGCAAAAATGAAGGTGTTTATCTTGTTGAGTGGATTGCTTACCATCTAAGCATTGGATTTGATGCAATATTTATATATTCTAATGATAATGATGATGGTTCTGACGAACTACTTAATAACCTTCATAATGAAGGAATCATATACTACATAAAAAACATTGTTGGAGATGGTGTTAGTGCACAAAACAAGGCTTATGCTCATGCACTAACAATTAACAAGGAAGTTCTAAATTATGAATGGAGTCTTTTCATTGATATAGATGAATTTTTTGTTTTAAACGAATTCATGTTTTCTTCCATCACTGATTATCTAGACTGGCAAAACAAAAATGAAACTGACGCAATTGCTTTAAACTGGATGTTTAGCAAACCAGTTGAAAATAGCGACTGGATAAACAATCCAATCACTAAAAGATTGCCATATACTAATAAAGAAGCAAGCGCTCATATCAAAACATTTTTTAAGCCTCACAAATTCTCAGGCTCAACACCTCATTTCCCATTGTGCAATAGCAATTATAAGTTCGCATATAGAGACTCTTCAGGTAACATTCATGAAAAGTCAATCACAAAAAATGATTTATCATTTTCTAACAAACCACAAAACTCACACGCTTACATTATTCATTACTTCAATAGAAGTATAGCTGAGTTTATTTGGAAATACTCTAAAAACAGAGGTGATCACCCAAACACTAAAAGCGGAAACGACTTTACAGAACACTTATTTCAGTTCCTTAACTTCTTCACATCATCATTAGACTCACCACGGTTCGTGGAGAATGAATCAATTGCTAAAATGACTGGTGTTATTGATTCAAAAATTAGCGAAATATTAGCAATCGAATCGATACAAATTGCGTATGAGAATGTTAAGAACAGGACAAGAGAGCGTTATGAATTAATCGAGCCTTTATTTTGGGAGTATTTAAAGGAAAACATCAACTCAGAAAAAAATAAAGACTCAATTTCAGCGTTTATATCTAGATTTAACGAAAAAGCTTAATCGATTTTCTGCGGAGGTAATCCACCTCCGCTATTTTCTAATACATTGTGTGATTTACAATATTTTCATGTCGATGAGTTAATTTCCTCAATGATACGCTTCAGGATTTCATTATTTCTGCGTTGTAATGCAGCTTCAAGGACTAAAGCCTCTTCATAACGAATACCATAACGTGAGCCTGCCGGAGTGACCAGAATATCTTCATATTCTGGTTCTGCCTCTTCTTCATACTCTTCTTCTACTTCTTGAAACTCTGTCTCGATGTACTCCTCTTCTACATCTTCAACTACAGGAACGCTTACGAATGGATTTTGCGCAAAAGGTGAACCATCTTCATTAAGAACAGGTATCATTTCCATTTTTGGAGTCTGATACTCTTCATTCACTACTCGTTTAATCCGTGTTCCGTCTTCCAGTACCTCATCCTTTAATACCTGACGACTCTCAGTAACCATCACTGGTTTGCTTACAATTCGAGTTTTAGTAACCTGCACTGGAACTGTTGTTATGCGAGTTTTAGTAACCATTACACCTTCGTTTGTCTGAACCTTAGTATATTGATCATCCCACTCGTCAAAGCAAAAGAATCCAAATCGGTGCACATCAAGCCCATGACGTTCAAACGCCTCCTTTGCACGTTGAGCTATTACGCCAAAATGCCAACGAGCTCCGTCTTCCCCTTTTTCTTCTGTTCTGTCAAGATACTGAAATTGAACGAAGTCAACCTCTGACCATGCGTCAAGTATTGTATCAGTGATTTCAAGAGGTGCAGTTTTAGCTCGCTCATCTGAAGTAACGGTAAAGGCTGTTTGAGTGAATCCACCAGACCACACACGACCAGCAGTTCCGACCGTGCTGTTACTGTTCTGTGATAATGGTGCAATAGATGAGTCTACTATTACAATGCCATCCCCTTTTGGAGATAGCCTCAAATGAATATCTTTATCGCTTCCAGCAACGCCAACAGCAGGAGCATTAGATTCTGTATGCGAGCGCATGGATAGATAATTGGCAGGAACTGTAGGTCCAGACTCTATGGCAAATATAGGCAACCCAGACGATAATCGTGTAAATACTACGCCATTATCACTAAATAACATTCTGGTTGATCTGGTTGCATCCTCCAAAACAGAGAGTATTTCAGAAGTTTTCTGATTTAAATTGTTGTACCAGGTCATTGAGTGCCTATTACCAAAAGCAATTGCCACACCTTGACCTGTTGATTCTCCATCGGTTCCTTTAAGGCTATTACTGCCAAATACGATGCCCTTCAGAAAGCGCGCTGTTTTCCCAGCAGTTTTGTCGTTAGCTATTATTCCAATTGCTGCCGATGCAGCATTCAACACTTCTCCAGCTTGGGTTAATTCACCACCTGAGCCTAACCATAATGCGTCAGTCTGACCGTTGGGGAACATTGAATTAGGATACATTTCACGCTCATTCCCCCTGTTTGCTATATCAAGTTCAAGACCGTGACTTGCTCCTATTGTTCCTGCATTGCGTATAGCTGAACCGTACAAGGCCCACACACTTGATCGTGAGCCAGATGTATCATCGTTTATCGCAGTACCTGCCACCCCTAATGCAGCACCGCCTGCACCACCGAGGGCAGTGTGTGCCGACCCGTAAACACCTATGCCGTCAGGTGGCGCAATAAATGTATTTCTACAGTGTCTTTCGAGATAGTAAAATATATTATTACCTACACCTGACAACCAAGGTACCTGACGCAGCCAGTATCCACCTATAAATGAAACCCCCATCTCCATTTCCCATGATGTAAGGGGATCAGACACTACATCTTGGGTTAGTTTGTATGTGCCCGCTGGGATATAAATTTTACTTTTCGTGGCATTGGCAGCCAGAAACGCCGCAGTTGAATCAAGCACACCAGTAGGATCAGCACCTCCGGCAAAACCACTCCAAGTAACAGGCTTTGCTAATCCTCCGACAAATCCAGCTCCACCAGGACCCTCCAGTTCAGATCGCAGTTGATCAGGGTCATACTTCAGCACATTCGGAAAATAGAACTGCTGAGCACCGTACGCATCATAAACAGCCATAGAATGGCCTTGCACGGTAACGAATTTGGCAATCTGTCCGTTATATACCGGATATCCGGCAGCGTTAATGATGATTGGTTGAGATACAGGAACGTGAGAACCGTCTTCATTCTCCACATAAACCTGAATCTGGTTTTCAGGATTTACAGGGTCAGTGTCAATTTTGCCGATATAAATTTTGCCATTGGCTACGGCTTTAAAAGAACGCGCCATAGTGAAGAGTTGCGAAGGCATGCTTACCACAACATTGGCTGTAATGTCTGTCATTTAATTTGCTCCAGATGCAAGGAATCGCCGCAGCATGGCTACGGTGAATTTTGGGCATAAAAAAACCCAGCCGAAGCTGGGTCGTTGCGTTGGTTATCTGTCAGTAGTTATGTACTGAAGGAGGTAATTCTTTATTCTTAAGTCTCATCCATGCGGAAAGATTCGTTGGTCCGTCTGGCTCATTAATATCAACATCTAGTGTGTGATTGATTAAAACGTCTCTCGCTATATCGATAATACGGGAGAACTCATAACCGCAGTCATGACATCTGCCGGAATAGTTCGATTGAATTTGTTTCAGCGCCGGATACAGTTCGCGGAATAATGCCTGTGAGCGGTTGGCATAATCCCATAGCCATACAAGGCTGTTTGCTTCTTTTGCAGAAAGCTCGTTGGTTTTCTTCTCTTGTTTGCCGATGAACTCACCTTCAAGCACTACCCTGTGGATGTACTCTACGGCCAGCGGGATTTGTTCAATTGAAAGTTCATCAATGCTGTCAATACCAAAACGCTGATGAACCATATTGTATGCATCGTCATAGCGAAGTCCTTTCTTTCCTACCAGCATGTTTACTGCATCGCGTAGCGGTGTTCTTTCCTCAACAGTGGTTTTCTTTCCTTTAACATACTCGCCATGTTTGCGAATTGAAGGCAGAACTTCTGCTGTTACCCACTTGCGGAATTTGTGTGGGACTGAACCTTTATTGACTGCATCGCGGCAGCGCAGAACCAATGTATACATACCTGATTCGCTCACAATGCTTAGATTCTGCTCACCACCAAGGGTGTAACTTAAAGTTACTCCCTTTTCATCGTCATCAAGTGCAGTAAGCGCCTTGCGTGAGTTAGTCAAAGCTAAAGCATCACAAACATCTTTAGCTACAAACCACGGCTCACCGCACTTGTTGATGACGCGGATTTCACTGTCGCCGAATTTGAAGATGGTGAAATCGTTTTGTGCCTTTGCTATACTTTTCATGTCAATATTTCCTAAGCCGATTTGTTGATAACGAAGCCCTGACTGTTACCGCAGTTGGGGCTTCACTGTTTTTGTAAGTCACTGTAGCTATAAAGCCACTGACCACTCATTTTTGATTTGATTGACTCTACTGAGTCACGGCAAGGAATGATTCCGCCTGACATCATTCTGATCTCCGTAAATTCACCACTCCTTATCGATTCAATGCCATCAATGTTAACTAAAGATTTACCTCTACCAAGTGCATTCTCATAGCCAATCTCATCAACCTCAATAAACCTCATACCGTTATCCCCTCTCTCTTCAGGCTGTCCAACACTCGCTTGTAAATCTCAGAGTTAACAGATCGCCCGTTCTCTTCAGCTACCTTGCGCACCAAATCCAATACTTCTTTAGGCCACCGCAAATTGAACTGAGGCATTTTTCTTGCACCTTGCATATTCAACTCCATTTCACTCATTGATAGTACCGTACTACTATTGAAAGTGTACTACTACCGTTCTAGCATGTCAACAAATAAAAGGAGAACGACGTGGCTAGAAATGATCCACAATTCAACGTAAGAATGCCTGATGAGATAAAACAGCAACTTACGCATATTGCTGCAACAAATCGCCGCTCGATAAACGCAGAGATTATTTCAGCTATCGAACTATGGATAAAAATTCATAAAGGGCAGCTAATACCTTCAAGTAGTCGAATCCTGACAAAGTCTGAGCAAGAGGCGTTTGATGTAGCTATTGATGTGTTAAAACGTGTAAGAGATGGAGGATAACCATGGAGCAACAACAAGGGTCGCCATTATCATTGATTATTATGGTGATTTTTTTCGTTTTTATCTTTTTTATACCTGCGTTAAAAATATCCAAAAAGGCCGGTTTTGACTGGAAGATGGCTGTATGTTTAACAATCCCTGGCTTTAACGTGGTGGCGTGGCTCGCGCTTGCGTTCATGGATTGGCCAATTCACAAGTATCTACCAAAAGATGTGAATCGTAAGGATGCAAAATGAATAAAAAACAGCTTATTAAGTCAAAAACGTCAAGCAAGGAAGAATTAGAGAAGGAGCTAAACTCCCTGAAATATGCTCTGTGTCTGGTTTACTCAAGACTGCCAATGGAAGATAAAAACGCCATTTACAATGAAATGATTAGCAGCCTTGATTTTAACGATAGAGACCTAGCATCCCACCTCAACAGCTTCCGCGTCCCTGAGTAATTCTGTTGCGGATTTGCTTCTTGCGGTGGTTTAAGCTGGAGAGCTTGGCTTCTGCTTCTGATATTTGCGCATCTAGATCTTTAAGCTCAAGATCTGAAAGTCGCTGGTCAAGCAAGGTTTGGTTCAACTCAATGTTGTTCAGGCGTTCTTCTATGGTCATGATTTCTCCTTGTTGAGGTTGATGTGAAACGATTGATTGTATACGCACTCTTTTGTTAGCTAGTAGCTTTGCTTAATCGCAAGATAAAGTTTCTGATTAATCCCTAAAAATCAAAAAATAAAGTTAAAACAGGTACATGATATGGAATGGATCATAGGATTTGTTGTTCTTATCTTCATAGCCAGTATGTTTAAACCAAGAAGTTGCGATATCTGTGGTGCTGGATTTAAGAAAAAGTACTTCACATGGACTATCGATGGAAAGAAACAGCATCTTTGTCCGTACTGCAACAGTAAAATGGAGAGACGCAACAGCGATAGGCGCTTTAAGGATCGATTTGGTTAACCATTTTATCTCCAACAAAAAACCCACCTGACGGTGGGTTTCATAATTAGATTTCTGGTTTCATTCTTCCGAAAACCTTTTCTATTCCTTTTTCGTATTCTTCTCTTGTCTCACTCATCGCTGCGACACCAAGAAGCTTACCGATATGCTGACGCAAAGCCTTGACACCAATTTCAGAAAGGAACAGATGCAACTTATCAGATTGTTTTCCGTTCTCGTCTCGGCTGGCTCGAATCTGTTCAAGGATTTTACCTTTACTCTTTGCTAGCGGGGTGTATATCTGCATGTTGGTTAGCTGCCCAAAACGAATAGGCCGTCCTTTCTCTGGCCTATTCAGGCCGTACAGTCGATACCACTCCTCGTATAGCTCATCTGGAAATTCCTTTTCATATTGACGAGCCTCTTCACGAACAAACGCTTTGAACTCGTCAATGACAGCCTGAACTTCTGGACGATAACCAGCAAGCGCATACGCAACCCCCTTAATTCCCGCCTTAGCGGAGGCATTAATAAGTCTCTGTGCTGCGGCGGCTGCCTTTAACCGTGATTGTGGTAGATCGTCATTATCTTTGGCTTCTATTAGTGCCCTACCAATATCAACAATTGCTGTAATGTCATAACCTAACGCTTGATGAACGGTTTTAGACTTCGAAGTAAGTTGAAATTTATAGGGATTTTCCATTTTTCGCTGCAATTCTAGATCTCGGTATTTGCTCATATACTGAGCGCCAAGCAGTTGATCTAAATCCCTGGCATGTTCACCAATCCCTAGCAACTGAGATAATCCAGTTTTCGTAACAACGACAGTTTTCGACTCGTCATCCAGTACATAACATTCAGCATCAATGCCAAAATCATCTAAAAAGTTACCACGATGAGTTGCCCTGAGAATCTTACTTTTCCATCTTGCAGCAGCTGCTTTCTTTGCTATTTCAGAACGCTGCTCTTTAGTCAGCGACTTTGCGCGAGCGATCCCGCCCTTAGCTTTCCCTTCGCCACTTTTCTTTTCAGTCATAATGCAAGCACCTTTGTTGTGATGTATGCTTGCATTATATGCACTGTACACACATACAAGCAAGCATAAAACTAAAACAAAATGCTTGCATTACAACCGCGCTACTCCAACTACACATTATCATCTGGTATCCTGCTCAAAACTAAGGAGGTTGGTGTGAAGCGATGGTTCCTCATAATTACTGTTTTCGCGATCATTTATACTATTTTCCCTGCATTAAAAGCACCAATGCAAATAATTTCGCTAGCAATAATTGCGATTGGTGCTTTCATTGCAGTAGCCGTACTTGTGTTTAAGGTTTTAAAGTTTTTAGTTTGGCTATCAAAAGATGATGGATGCAAAGTTCATCAAGAAAAAGAAGGCAAAATAACCAAAGTTGACTAACTGTCACTAGCGAGCCATGTAATAATCCCCGTGCGGGCAATGGTTTTTGCTTCATCTGTTGATAAGGTTTTCTCCCATCTCTTAAATGCCCCAGATTGCATCAGTTTCCTTTCTATTACGCGTCTCACTTCTGCTCTGTCTACTGGTGCGTTTTGCAGGCGAAATAGCATTGATTTAAACTCAGGAGAAGACAGTAGAGCATCAGCAGCCTTTATCCTGCTTGTTTTCCCTGACATCAATGCTGACGTTATCACCCCTGTTGCACCTACACCAGGAAGACCAGATAAGCTTGTAATACCTTCCGCCGCAGCAGCTTTTGAGGCTATTCCATAAATTTTTGCGAGACTACCCTTTTCTTTCAGAAAGTTATTAACTTGCTGATCCACAAGACTACTAGCATACTGCTTACCAGTATTGAGTCTATTCATAGCCTTAGCTGCTTGATAAATCGTATCAAGGCGCTTTGATGCATCTGTGCCAATAGCATCACGGAGAGCCTTCATATTGGCCCCATTGCGTGACATTCCGTTATACCATTTTACAAATCCATCAACTCCTAATTGCTGACCAGGTGATTTGGCATAGCTGGTAAATGCTTTATTCATTGAGGTGAGAGCAACTTCCTGCCGCATATCCTTTGGAATCGACTTCATTAATTGCCTAAAGTCGCCACCGTTTCCTTTTGCCATATTAACAACAGCACTTTCAACTTTTGGAATTGCTGATTGCTGAAGTTTTCTACCCAAGACGGTTACAGCATCATCTTCAATGGATTTTCGTTTTTTTACCAACTCCTTACCAAGCGTCCATAATTCACCTGCGCCATATTTTTCTGCGACAGCCTGTTGGTCATCTGTTATGGCTGCATATAACTTTTTAAGAACACCTGTTTCTTCATCCTTGAATGGACCAGAGCCTTTGCCAATAGCTTGTCCAACCTGCTTTCTAGCGAGATCTAAACGCCCATACGTTGGCAAGGTGTTTGGATCAAGTCGGTTCAATGTCCGCTTCATTATTGGAGATAATTCATCAATTCCACCTATGTCATCAGCAAAATCCTCTAAAAAATTCAATGTATTAGTTGCCTCAATCCGGTCTCTTACAGGAACCTTTTCGGCAATTTTGTTGTAGATGTTATCTGACTGATTTTGTAATGATGAAATGGTTTTATCAAAATTATCTGCAAGCCTGTCAGAAACCAGTTGCTTATCAAGGCTTCCCCCAAATGAAGTTATCATTTCATCAGCTTTTCTTCCTAATTCAGTAATAAAACGCTTATGCGCCTCACTAATCTCCGTTCCAGGAAGACTTGCCACTGCATTATCAAGAGCCCTGACAGCAGGATTATTAGAGATCATGCCTGGAGTGGCATAATTTTCCAGTTCTAGCTCACGAATAGCATTTATCGCGTTAAAATCAGGATTAACTTCATCGGCGAAATCTTGAATAGCACGTTGCCCACCAATAAATTTATTATCCATTGCGCCAGCAGCTTTCTTTAACGTTGCTTTAGATGATTTACTACCCATCCCTACGGATGAACGATAAATATCCCCGGCACTATTTTTAATTTTTCCTGCAATCTTCCCAAGCGCTGGACCAACAATCTCGGCTACAGGGCCAGCCACAGCACCAATAGCAGCTCCGGAAGCAACATCGCTATTTGTTCCATTGGCTACAATAGCCCCTTCTCCAGCACCAAGCCCTGCGGCGGCAGCCAGCCTTGCCGCCCCTTTCGGAACCTGAGAAATAATCCCACCACCACTAACAAATGGCGCTGCTTGTCCAACAAACTCACCAACATCTTGTGCGGTTGATGGTTTTGCCGCTAACTTCTGCTGTAGAGACTGAATTGCGGCTTGCTCTTCTGGTGTCATATCCTGAAACAGGCCAACACCTTTACCAACATCCATCAATCCACTGAGAACGCCATACATAAAACGGTCGAAACCGTTAGCATTATTAACAACATTTTCCTGTCTGGAATTTTCCTCTGGTGAAACCAAAGGAGATTGCTGCTGTTCTGGTTGGGAATCAAGCACAAAGCCATCAGGAAGTTGTGAGTTATCAGGCTGTTCATCCAGAACAAAACCCTCTGGTAAACCTACATTGGTTGCCATTGTCCGTTCCTGTAAATAATTTTCTGACCAGTTTTAGGATTTTTCGCGGTCATACCTTCTCGAAATGTTTGACCGCCAGATGTTGCTTGTTGTGTCTGTTGTTGCGCAGGCTGCTGAATATCTTCATACAGCTTGGCTTTTCTGGATTGCAATTGCTTAGTTAGTCCGCTGGGGAGAGAATCTCCATAAGTTGAAAGATAATCATCCATTTGCTGGTTAAACTTTTCGCCTTCAGTATTTGCCATCAGTTTTGAGGTGTTGATTAAGTCTTGGACTTGCTCATTATTCAGCATCTTGCCGTTAGATAATTGGCTAACATAGTTACCAAGTGTGCCGAATATTCCATCAGTGCGTTTTACCTGCACTTGCTCACCTTCGCGTACCACAGATTGCGGATCCAGCGATTTCATATAGTTGAAAATCATTCCCAACTGCGCGGCTGGAGTGTTGCGCTTCCCAAGGGCTTGTAGGTTGTCAGAAGCACTGCGCATTGCAGAATAATTCTTTGAGAACCCATTAATATCACTATTCAGATCTCGAACAAGTTTTGGGTCAATCTTTCCGCTTTCCTGTTGTTTCATCCCTAATTCCTGCAACTTCAGGGCTACGTTATCATTATGCATTTGTGCCCGCTGAGCCCTGTCTAGTTGAGCGTTTTGGATATTTGCCCATCCTCTCGCGTTCTCCATGTCAGCCTGACGGATGCTTTCATCCAATCGCCCTTTCTCAAGTTGGCGACCAACCATCTTATCCTGAACAGCAAACGCCTTTTCTGGTCCAAGCGCACCGAGAGACATAGTAGTCAGCATGTGTGATAGCTGCTCTGGATTCTGGATACCTGTCTGAATCATCCAGTCAGCATTAGCGCCAACGCGATTTAACCTGTCCTTGTTGTCAGTAATGAATTTACTGTAGGCTTCCGGTCCCTGAGAAAGAGCGACGTTAGCCCTCATGGCTAAATCGCCCATATCGTTGCGTTGCTGCTCATTAAGACCGGAAAACGCCTGTTGTGCCTGTGCAACAAACGCTGGATTTTCCTTGGCAAACTTAAATAGTCCCGATGGATCACCAGAAGCCCATGCATCAGCATGAACCTTATTGAACGCACTAATAGCTTTCTGTTGCTGTTCCTGCTTATAAATATCAGCAACTCCAGCCAGACCACGTAACGCGGTCAGACCGACGTTATTTGCACCTGATCGAGCCAGTTCATTGTTTTCGCGAATCAGACCAAGCGTTGCGTTAATGTCGCTTGCCTTTGGTGCATTCTCATTTTGCGTACCAATGCCAGCCAGAAAACCACCAGAATTAATACCCTGTTGCCACGTAGCCATTGATTAACCCTTAAAACAGTGAACCAAGCAGACCAAGACCAGCACCAATACCAGCCCCCCACGGAGTTGATAGCTCGAGAGCACTGGCTATGCCACCACCCAAAAGCGCACCGGATGCAGCACCACTAACACCCTGCTGCAATGCTGACGGTCGGTTGGCGTTTGCCGCCGCCAGTGCTGCGCTTTGCTGCGAAATCTGACTCATGTTGTTGGCATATGTTTGCCCGGCGTTTGCCTGTCCCTGAAGAGCGCCAAGACCGATATTTGCCAGGTTGTTGTAATTGTTCATTTGTCCAGATAGCCATTGCTGACCAAGCGTTGGTGCGATTGTTGCTAACTGATTACCGGTTGCAGTGGAACCCAATCCACCTGTTGCTTCCGCTGCCGCCAGACTCTGATAGCGAGCCTGACCAGCAAGATCTTTGTACTGCTGAGAGTTGTAATACTGGTTAAGCGCCTGACCTTGCCCTTCCAGAGACGATAAGTTCTCGAGGCTGCCGAGATACTTATCAGCCAGAGGAGTAAACGGCTTCAGGTTGTTCATGATGGTGTTGAACTGCTTATTCTGCAGGTCTGCGGCATACTTCTGAGCTTCTGCGGCATACTTTGCGCTTTTATCAGAGCTGCCACCTTTCCCGCCTTTTTCAGGGCAATAAGGTTCCTCGCCGCGCAGTTTTCTGCCCAGCTTAAATGCATATAACATGGCTATCTCCCGTGATTCAGGAAGTCGATTAGTTCTTCGCGTGTTGCGCTGTAAAACGTCACGTCATCCACGCCTTTGAAGTATTTATTGATGGTTCCTACACGCTTAAGGCCAATCATTGCGCAATACATCTGACCGTGGCGGAATTTGCGTGCAGCAAATGATGTGACGCACTGAACGGTGGTGTTGGTCAAAATGTATCGCCAAAACGCCAGCCCTATTTCCTTGCTGAATCCGCGAATCTCTGGCAGGTACATGGCGTGGCAATCAAAGGTCAGCGGCTGAATCTCCTGATAGTAAACAATTCCGCCGAACTGCCCGTGCACGTTCACCTCAAAGTAACGGCATTCAGGTTTGTAGTCGTATCCATCACCGTTGTTGCTACCAGCGATAATGTCAGGGTGATTTCCGACAGCTTCTATCAGGTCGATGTTTCGCGTTGGTTTGAATGTAATCATCAGTCAATCAGCCCATGTAATCTAAGTGCTGTTTCAAGCGCCAGAATACGCTGCCGCGCCTGCTCCAAACCTGTAGCGATAGCTGCGACTTCGGATTGTGTGTACGTAGTGCCGACCGTGTATGACTGGTTAGCGTTGAATGAGCCAAGAAGAGGTGTACCTGTGGCTGCAGTCCATCCGGTATTTCTTGCTCCAACAACCTGAATTCCATCAACTGAATATGATGTTTTTACATCCAGCGGTGACGCAAGAGACTGCGATTCTGTTACGGTTTTCGATACGTAATCACTCTTAATGCCAGAGACATCGTTTTCTACGTCATCCAGTCTTTGGTCAACAGTGACCAGATGCCCCTGAATATCGATAACCTCATCCAGCAAGTAATCAACATCGCTACGCAGTACGACTATCTTCCCTTCGGCGGTTGTTAACCTGACCTCAAGGAGATTTATCGCTTTTGTGTTTGCGGTGATTCTTGCGTCGTGATCAGCCAGTTCGACGTCCTGTTCATCGTTTTTTACCTGGGCTTCGTAAGCGCCCTGACCAGCATGATTTGCCTTCCCGGCAATTGCGCCGACATCAGCTCCCTGATTTATGACATATAGCAGGTAAGACTGGCTGAATATATTGCGTGGCAAAATTGAAGCATCAAGGCGCGTAGCCTGAACCGCGACAGGATTATTCAGTGATGAATCCGCCATTACTCAATCCTTATCTGAGCGCCAGACAGAGTTACAGGTGACTTCGTGATAACGCGAAGTTTGAAGCCGACATTTTTCCTGATTCGCCCGACACGCTTCCACAAAACGCGTTTGTCGTAAACGAACGGTTCATTCTGCTCAATCATCTGCTCACGTCCGTAATTTATGCCGTCAGTGGTTGCAGAGAGGAACAGGCGGTCGGCGTACTGCGCAACGCCAGTTGACGATTCAACCTCAAGGTCAAACACTCTTGCGTTATCCGCTGTGAACAATGGAGTAAACAGCAGGTGTTCCTGTTGCTTGTCGTACTGGCTGCTGATATCGAACTGCAATTTACCGGTAACCGATTCCAGCTTATCGCCGCACGTTATCTGATTGCCTTCGTAAATGAAGTCGATAGCGCGGTACACATCGTCATACAGGCCTGTTTTCAACACACACCATTGCGGACCATTGGCGCTTGAAGATGCGTCGTATACGAGGACGTGGCGCGGAAGATGGATAATCAGCAACTCATGCGCATCAAACCGCAACGATTCCATCACGCCATCAGCCAGTTCATCAGCAGTGTAGGAGCGGAGGATTTTCTCAATGCTCGCGCTGGCGATTGGTGACACCTGACCGGAACCGATGATATACACAGACGGCGCACCTGTTGCCGGATTGCTGATAAACGCATAGGAATCAGCAAACGGCGTTTTGCAGTAAGTTCCGGCAATACCTTTCTGCACCATCAGTGATGGCTGTGCGACATACAGAGCAGCCCCAACAGTGGTTGCACCAGTCAGGGAGAAATATTCAATCGTCGATGAACCAAAGCAGACGATGAAGTCTCGCCATGTGCCGATGCCAATGATGCCGTCCGGCTGCGATTCTGCGCGATATTGTGCGCTGTAGCGGTCAGGATGCGATTCGTCTTCAAGATCAGTGATAAACCATGAATCAGTGCCGTCTTTTGACCACGCATAACGCCCACGTAAGCGCGTAATGTCACGAACCGAACCTAACTCATACTGCGTGAATCCGCTGCCTGTAGGCCAGTTTGAGACGGTTTTAACCGTGCCATCATAGCGATACTCAACCAGTTGACCATTAACGCCTACAGCCTGAGATGTTCGACCATGCGCCATTGATACGCGACCACTTCCGGCAACATCACCAACCTCGCTTTCTCCTTTGTACAGTTTGCCACCACACACGCGATAAACAGCACTCTGCGCCATGTTGTACTCGACGCCTCGCGATACTCCGTTCACATCAGAACGTTTGGCAATGCCCGGGAATGAACGAAGATATCCGCTGCTGTTAAGGATTTCTTTGGGTGTAGCCAACATATTCACTGGCAGATAGTCGATATAGTCGGCGTTTCGGAAGTCTTTGCCGACACCTTTCATGAGCGGAAGTTGCTGAATCGGCATTTATTCACCTCACGTACTCGGATCATCTTTCTCGATGTAAAACCGATTCCACGTAAACGCGCTTTTGTTACCACTGCCGCGAGGCATGTCATTTCGCCGCTCAAGTGGTGGTATTTTGGTTAAAGCGATACAGATTGTTTGATATGCACTGTCAGCAGCGGTAAGGAGAGCGTCTGACGGCTGAATGACGTTGTCCATGCACGCTTGCACAGCGAGTTTCAAAGCGACGCCATCATTTGCCCATGCAGGGATACCTGAATCATCGTCAGGTAACGGCATGATGCCGTTTTCTGTATCAGCAAACTGATACCCAAGCTCGATACCTTTCGCCTGCCATGCTGCCATCATGTCTTCGAGGTCATTAATGGCATCTTCAATTGCCTGAGGGTCAGCATCTGTCAACGTGGCATTGGAATACAGCCCGGCTTTTCGTAAAGCCTTAAGAACGAGATCACCCTTCGTTTTCGCCATCTTCTTCCGCCTTAGCCACTTTTTGCTTCGTTGCGGTTTCTTCAGGAGTTTTTACCCAACCTTTTTTCAGGTGAGATTTAACTTCTTCGTCATCAACAATGATGTAATCGACAGCAAACTGACCACAGGTGATCATGTTGCCCGGCTTATAGAGCATTGTTCGTGCCATTGTCTTCTCCCAATAAAAATGGGGCCGAAGCCCCACCAAAATTACTGCCCGGCAATAACGATGCCCGTATATTCAGGAACAAGTACAGAGCAGCCGTACAGAGTGGTGAAACGCGCAGTGGTTACGCCTTTGATGTGGTCGAAGGCGTAAGACATAATCAGCGTAGCGCCCTGCTCGGTGGTTGCCGTCATTACCTGTGGACCCTGACCAGTCGGGAACGCCAGTTTGCCGTACATCAGCTCAACAGAACCATCAGCCCAGAACAGGTTAGCAGGTGCTGCGTTCTTGTTGAGAATGGTGATTGCTGCAGTTTCTGCCGGCTTGGCATCGACGTTTGCATATGGACGGCTCGCAACATCGGCATTTCCAACAGGGAGAATCTTTGGAGAGATTGTTACGGTGGTTCCTGCTGTGTCTACTGCCAGAACGCGGAATACCTGCGGCTGCCCGGTGGTATCTTTGGTGATCTGGTGTACGGAATTCACACCTGCGATGGTAAACGCATCGCCAACCTGCAAGCCTTTAGCAGATACCGTAATGGTCCCCTGTCGGTTATCAACAGGCATGCCATTTGAATCTTTCGCTTCAACCTTGTGTTCAGGTTGATTTGATACTGTCAAGGTTTCAGTGCTTCCTGCCGGTAATCGACCGGAAATATCGGTCTTGTAGCTATCAAAGGAAGCAACCGGAGGGATCTGCGCTTTTTCGTATGCTGTCAGGGTTGCGCCCTGAGCGTAGGCACGGTGACCAAGCTCGCCAGCAAGGTCTTTGTAGTTGAATGGGTTCCAGAAAGAGCGACGGTTGATACCCTGAGGTACACCAATCGCCGTCATGGTGGCATCAATATCTGCCGCACCATTCCACAAGGCAAGGCCCCGTGAGCCATTTTCTGAGGCAGGAATTGCGACCACGTTAGTAGCACGCTGCGTGACCATGGAAATCAGGTCAGAGTCAATCTGTGCAGCAAGGCGCATACCTGCGGCTCGACCAGCTTCAGTTTTATGTTCCGGGTCACGCATTTCACGCGCATCCAGAGTGTACAGAATGTTTTTCGGCTCCTTGAACACAGAAGGAACAAGGCGCTGAACCAGTGCTGTTGGTGTTTTTTCGCTGAGGTCCAAGCCCTCCTCAATGTTCATGTGGTAATGCTGCGGACGATACAGAACATCACCTGCTCGCTGCATTGCTGTATCACCGGGACGGAATTTTTTAGCGTTACGGGAAACTACGCAGGCGGCCTCAAAGCCTTCAACGTAGTTTTCGAACATGATTTCAAGGTCTTTTGCTAATTGGTTAGCCATGCTTAATGCTCCGATAGGTTATTTTTTTGCCTTTTTAGCGGCGAAATACGGCGTCCAGTCACCAGTTTCCAGCGCCTTGGCTTTCAGTTTGTCGAGGTTATTGATTACTGCGCCGTTGCTCCCCTTAACTGTCGGGGTTGTGGCTGCCGTGGTTTTTGCTTTTGGCATGATTCTGGCCTTCGATTCGATACGTTCCAGCAGACGACCAATTGCTACGGGGTTGGTAGCTTCTGCCAGTTGCTTGCGCAGTTCAGCGTTGCGACCAAGCGCCAGAACAACGATTTCCGGCTTCTCTGACTCAAACAGGATCGCGCTTTGTGTCTCGATGGGGATTTCCTCGAGTACGGCCTGTTCTGCTTCCTGATAGCCAGGAACCTTGAGAGCCTTAACACGTTGCTGATATTTGGATAATCGCTCTTGATAGGCAGCCTGAAGCTCCTGCTCCTTCTGCTTGCGAGCCATCTCCTGTTGCTGGTACTTGCCGTTATCCTCTGCCCACTTAGCCATGCGTTGCTGGTAGATTTCTTCATCGAAACCGATGTCCTCATCGTCCAGTTTTGGCATTCGCGGTGGTTGAGTGATTACCGGCTGCTGCTCGACGGGTTTCTGAGACTGACGCATCAGCTCTTTCAGCTCGCGGTCTTTCTCTTTAATCGTCTTGCGCAGGTGTTTTACCAGTCCATGCTCTGCGCCATCTTCGCTGGTTGGCGAATCCAGCTTTTCGTCACCAAAGTAGAATTCCTGTTCTGATTCGTCGTCATCAGTTTCAGTAGCTTCCTCTGCATCATTGCCGGAGGACTCACTGCCATCTTCTGTTTCGACTTCTTCAGCCAGTTCGACATCATCAGGAATCTGCTCTGATGTATCGGTTTCGATTTCAACTTCTGGTGTGTTTTCTGCCATCTGGTCCATTTGTTACCCCTGTTTACTCGATGTTCAGCCCATCGGAAGGCAATAGGGTGCCAGGCCTCATAAAGACAGCCATTGCACGTTATGGGTTAATTACTGCTGTGGTTGTTGCTGAGTTGATTTTTGCAGGATGCTGTTGATGTCCATGCGCTGCGCATGGCCCTGCGCCTGACTCTTCAGGACAAGCTCTGCATCAGCACGGGCATTGTCTCCTTGCTGTTGCTGGAACTGTCCGAGCAGTTTCAGAGCCTCGCGGATATCAGATTTCTGCTGACTATCGGCAGATGCGAGGATTTTCACAACATTTGCCGCAGCAACCTGAGCATCAGTCTGTGCCTGGAATGCTTTAACCTGAATGGCTGCCTGTTCGTTCTGCGCTTTCTGCAATTCAGCCTGACCAGCCAGAAGCTGACCTTGCGCTGCAACCATAGCCGGATCCGGCTGACTGGCCTGTTGTTGTTTCGCCTGCTCAACCATCTGCTGTTCTTCTGGTGTTCTCGGCTTGATAACTCCAGACAGAAGCAACTGATTGCGGTTGTATTCTTTCAGGTCTTCCATCCCTTCGCCGTCCATATTGTCGAGAATAAGAGACGATACAAGGTCATGCTTCGGCGTTCCCGGTGGGATAAGTGCCAGCATGGAAAGTAACGACTTAACCGTTGCATCACGGCGAGTAGCGAACGACTGACCAACATCGACAGTCACTTCATAGTTACCCTGCGAAAGGTTGTTAAGAGCGATAACCTGCCCTGTCTGACGGTCAACCACTTCACCAGTCATCAGCGCCACGTCATCGCTGCCGTCCTCATTAACGATACGCATCGGCGTATCACTTCCATAGACCTCACGCGCCATAGAAAGCCACACAACGCCAGCGCGACGCATGGATTTAGCCATGTTGTCCATGTAGATATAGGACTGCGTGTCCATCCGGTTAAAAATGCTATCAACGGTATCGGTGGCGACGTTGCTCGGCATGTTCTCAAGCTGCGACGCACCTGTAATTTGCTGAATAGCCGTTCCGGTGTACTGCAATAGCCCGGCAAGAGCAGGAGGCATTTGTGTCGGAGGTGTCCAGCCAGCAACCTGAGCCTCTGAAATGACCGTTCCGTTTTTGTCCTTCTTGCTGGTCATGGGAAGAACTGCAGGTCTTTTCTTATTCCTCTCTGCCCAGTGATTCATTAATGGACCGGGAATGAAATCAACATCCACGATAGGAATGCCATCACCGCCAGCCTGAGTAGCGTTATCTGCAATCATGGAAACCATCAGGTTCTCAAGACGCTGTGCATCCATCGCTTTTGCAGCGTGGCCTTCGATTCGCTCCTGATTATCAACAAATGAGCGACGCCCATATACCGGGATGAGAGGAATATGTTCGCCAGGAATACGCTTCGGTTCTTCCAGCCATTCAGCGCCAGAAAGAAGACCGCAATAAACTCGGCGTTTCTTCACTGTCCGCTCGCCAATCAGTTCGAATGCGCCATCGGTTAGCTCGTCGACAATATCTTTGATTTGCTCTTCATCATAGATTGCCGTTTCTCCGCTAACAGGGTTGCGCCACGCCGTGAGCTTCACCTTCTCTATGCGAACTTCGTAGTAGCGTCCAACATAGATGGCATCGGGCGTTGACCAGTCATATTGAGTGCCAGTGTCATCACGAGAAAGGCTTGCCGCGGTGGAATCAGGGTATTCAGCCTCGAACGCTTTGGGCGTCATGGAGAACATTTCCATAGCCCACATAGCATCAGAGCGGTCATATTGCTTGCTGTCCTGATCGAAGAAGACGCATGTCGCCGGGTCGTAAACAGGAAGAAGGCTGATGCGTCGCTGCTCGTTACTTGGGTCCATTTCATCTTCGTAATCGGCACACATGCGGAAACAACCGAATCCGCCTGTTACAGCATCATCAAATGCGTTATCACACGCTTCGCCACCGGATGTTTCCTGATAGTCAGCGCGGAATTTGCCGTTCATCTTTTCGGCTAACGCTTCCGATGCCTTATCGTCCTTCGGCCTGAATTTAACGCTGATGCGATTCTGTCGATACTCGCCAATGATGCGATCACATTCACGGGAAATCTTATTCAGTTCAAAGCGCGGGTAATGCTCAAACCTGCCTTCATCAAATGAGTAACCAGCGTTTGTGCTGCCTTCCCACTGTGCGCCGGACACCCGGACGAAACGTTGAGCCTCAATAATCTGCTCACGCATATCCTGCGTTGCTGACCAGGCATTATCAAAGTTGCACAGCACCTTGCGATGCCAGTCAGTCATCTTTTTTTCTGCCATTTCAACCTACACCACAAGGAATTGAGTAACTGGAATAGTCGGGTTGCGCAGCCGACTCCGGGCAATGCATACACATCATCAGCGCATCAGCCAGGTTAGGAGATGGAATACCGAGCTTCTGCTTCATTTCGACCTTAGTCATAAGCTCCAGCTTCCCGTTGTTATTGAATTTGCGCTGAATCTGCGTCAGTTCTGCAAACAGCTTCTCCAGCATCTTCTCGCCTATCGCTTCTTTGTCGAAACTCAGCATGTCGTCGGGGTCTGCATACTCACCGTGGACAACCGCCCGATATGTCAGATACAGCCTGTCAGCCAGCGCGTAATAGAATTGCGCTCGCTTATTGCGGAACACATCACCAATAGTGCGAACGTTGTCGCCCTGTACGACTTCATCAGCCCATGCTCCGGCCTGATACGGCGCATCTTCATCGAATGGCGATTCGCTGCCCTTGAACATCGTGGCGGTGATTTTCTTGCCGGAGAACGCTTCCGTTGTCTGTCTGCGTAGCCCGGCACCAACACCATCACCATCCCACAGGTAATGGTCAGAGCCGTCTTCAATCGCCAGCGAAGTAGCCCAGTCAGCACCCTCGTTGATGTCCATCAGCAGACCTTCGGCAATGCGCTTAACTACCGAACCGTGACGCGATGCATAACCTTTAGCATCTGGCCCTGTATCTGATGGGTCATGCGCAGAAACAACAGCGCCTTTCGCTTTCCATCCGAGTTTCTTGTGCGCATCGGTTGCAGCTTCAAGCCATTCTCGTTTGATGATTGCCATATCACTTGCGCTTACCGGCTCACCAAGCCAGATGTGACGATACAGTGTCGGATTTCTGCGTTTACACTCTTCCATCTCCAGACGGAGAACTTCAGGAAAATGCGGATTGTCGGTGTAGTTCACGGTTAGCAGACAAATATCATCGGGAGGATTTACGACGAATCGCTGATAGGTATCGTCGAGGATGTTTTTCGGGTTAAAGCTCACCCATATTTCGGAAAACGGCTTGCGGATGGTTGGTATCAGGATATCCCATGATTCCTTCGTTACCGCTTCCGCTTCTTCCACCCAGCAGATATCAATGCCTTCGAGCGATTTAATCTTCGTCGGGTTGTTTTTGATGCCGTAGAACATGAACTCAGCATTCGTTCCGAGATGACGAATCATGGAACGCTGAATTTCAAACTCAGCCGAATACCCTTCACGCTCGATGGTATCTTCAAGCAACCGGATTACCGAATCGCTGATACTGTTTTGCAGTTCACGAGCGCAGAGAATACGCACAGGCTGCCGACGCGCCGCTTCAACAAGCAGCCTCGCAATTGCCCATGATTTGCCGCTACCTCGACCGCCTTTGGCGACTTTGTAGCGATGCGCCTCAATGAACGGTTCAAAGATAGGATTAATCGAGGTCATTTTCCGAATAGAGTGCTCATCGGTGATGTTTCAATCTGGATTGCGCCGCCGTCTTTGCCTGTTAGCTCGTGATCAACCTTGTCGCGCCATTTATCCTTCTGTCGGTTCTTAAGCCAGAAAATGGCAGCAGTTGTATCAGGCGGGTAATACTTCTCAAGCGGAGTTTCGACAATTCTGTTTTCAATAACACGAATATCGATATCTGGAGCCACGAAGCCCATAGCGCGTTGATAAAGACGATCACTAACTTCTGCATCAGCGACGGCCTTACCCTTTTTTATGGACTCCGAAAACTTAGGATAATCAAGCTTCCACTTGTTAATAGTTGACTCACTGACCTCAAAGAAATCAGCAAGTTCTGCATCGGTGTAGCCCAGCAAGCACAGTTTGCGTGCCTGTTCGGCATACGCCTCTTGATACTTTGTTGGGCGCGCCATGTTTATGCTCCGGTAGTGAACAGGTCTAACGCTTCCTTCGATTTACGCACCGCTTCGATAGTGCGGGTCGTGATATCTGAATTAGCGCCACCTGACTGGAAGTGAATTTTGAATAGCTCAAGCTTCAGTTCGTCAGTGCCAATGAACTGAAATGCTTCCTCTGCTGCTGCGTTCTGGTTCATGACCAGCTTGTAAATCTCTAACTGGAATTTCTGTTCTTCAGTCATGGGAATAATCTCTGCCATTGTTGGCTCCGTTTATCCGTTAAAAGGGATATCAGTTAAGTTATCCCGTGTAGGGTATAAGCCATTGTCGAGACCACTCATTGAATGGTCTCTGCAATAACCGATGTCTTTCCATCAGTCCGCCACCACAAAGAATCTTTTTTGCCATCAGGCAGGAGGTTCATCTTTCAGTGGCTGCCAGTGTTATTTCCCCACTTACTGGCTTGGGTTGTTTCGCGGTACTGCCGTAATGCAAAAACTGGATTAACCTGCGAAATCACACCATTCCGGGCAAATACATTTGCACTTCATTTGCCGCTCTCTCACGTGCAACATGAAGCAATCTTTTTCGCCCACCAACGCCCCACTTAGCCATTTGGCTTGCGCACTGGCTTATCGCTTTGGTTTCAGTATTGATGATGTGATCGATTCTATTCAGACGGGACATTGCGCCAACGCCGAGACGGACAACCGTTTTGAAAACTTCATAAACTTCGATTTCAAATTCCGGCTTAATCCATGCTGCATATCTGATTGCCAGAAGTTCAACACCCCACACACCTGGTTCTGCACCACCTTTGATTATTTTAAGTGGTTGAATTTGTTCCAAAGTGCTTTTTTGCACTTTGGCCTCCAGTGCTTTTATGAAGCGTTTTATCTGCGCGCTACGCAAAAACTGGCTTGGGCGCTGTTGCTCTGTAGCCTCTCCATTTGCAACTGCTGCTGCATGGAGATCGTTTAAGTTGTAGCGTCCATCCTCATCAACACGAACGGACACACCATTGACAATAACTGTTGGGTACTTCATCAGTGATTACCTTTTAGTGATGAACCTTGTCACACAGGATTCCGGCCCACAGAAAGGCACCGATTACCAAACCGGCATCCTCAAGGGTCATCCTGAAAGGCTCTGTGTTCATAAGTCGCGCGTGTGAAGCGCGTTTGTTGCAGATATAAAAAAGCCCCGCGAATGCGAGGCTAAATCCTGGTATTTGTAATGACTGGCTCTTATCTCAACGCAGCCCCTTACCGCGCGCCATATGCTTAACTTCAAGCATCAGCAATGAGATGTTTAATCTGGTTTCACTCCAGAAGTGATCACCACCCTGTCTACAGAGCCAGATGTGAAGGATGATGAGTAAAATTATCGCTATCATCGAAGGCATTGCGTCCTGATGTACTCCTGCAGGTAGTTAACCTGCGCGGTTATCCTGTCGATTCCACTTCTGAGACGGTAATAATTGAGTTCAGCATCTGCTGTAAGTCTTGGGCTTTCTCCATCGCCCATGCTGCTGGCTCCGGTCGTTGACTTTGCACAGGTGGCGGCGACTTGCAGGCGCTTACGACCAGCAGAAACATCAGCACGGAGACTTTCGATAGTCGCGTTAGCATCAGCAAGCTCCTTTGTGTATCTGGCGTCGAGTTCTGCTACATCACGTTGACGCTTCTGCATGTCAGCAATTGTGGATGCGGCCTTATCGCGCTGCTCTTTGTAGGCGATGGCGTTATCACGGTAGTGATTAACAGCCCATGACAGGCAAACGATGATGCAGATAACCAGAGCGGAGATAATCGCGGTGACTCTGCTCATACCTCAATCTCTCTGACCGTTCCGCCTGCTTCTTTAAATTTTGCAATCAGGTTGTCAGCCTTATGCTCGAACTGACCATAACCAGCACCCGGCAGTGAAGCCCAGATATTGCTGCAACGGTCGATTGCCTGACGAATATCACCGCGGTCAATCATCGGTAAAGCGCCACGCTCTTTAATCTGCTGCAATGCCACAGCGTCCTGGCTTTTCGGAGAGAAGTCTTTCAGGCCAAGCTGCTTACGATAGGCATCCCACCAACGGGAAAGAAGCTGGTAACGTCCGGCTGCTGTTGATTTGAGTTTGGGGTTTAGCGTGACAAGTTTGCGAGGGTGATCGGAGTAATCAGTGAATAGCTCCCCGCCAACAATGACGTCATAACCATGATTTCTGGTTTTCTGCCGTCCGTTATCAGTTCCCTCTGACCACGCCAGCATATCGAGGAACGCCTTACGTTGATTATTGATTTCCACCATCTTCTACTCCGGCTTTTTTAGCAGCGAATCGTTTGATAAGCGAACCAATCGAGTCAGTACCGATGTAGCCGATGAACACGCTCGTTATATAAGCGAGATTGCTACTTAGTCCGGCGAAGTCGAGAAGGTCACGAATGAACCAGGCGATAATGGCGCACATCGTTGCGTCGATTACTGTTTTTGTAAACGCACCGCCATTATATCTGCCGCGAAGGTACGCCATTGCAAACGCAAGGATTGCCCCGATGCCTTGTTCCTTTGCCGCGAGAATGGCGGCTAACAGGTCATGTTTTTCTGGCATCTTCATGTCTTACCCACAATAAGGGGATTTGCTCTATTTAATTAGGAATAATGTCGATTACTGATAGAACAAATCCAGGCTACTGTGTTTAGTAATCAGATTTGTTCGTGACCGATATGCACGGGCAAAACGGCAGGAGGTTGTTAGCGCAGCCTCTTGCCACCCGCTTTCACGAAGGTCATGCGTAGAATGCCGCAGCGTAACTATCACTGATGAATTCAGGATAGCCAGTGGCTACGGCTCAGTTATGGTGCTGGTTAACGGACTTGAACCGCTACCCATTCGCTTACAAGGCGACTGCTCTACCATTGGAGCTAAACCAGCATATTTGGCGGGACAGCGTGGACTCGAACCACGATAAGAAGGTTAACAGCCTTCCGTAATGACCTTTATACGACTGACCCAAATAAAAAAAGCACCGTTGCAACTTAAGAGTCACTAACGGCAGCTTATGCCAATAGTGTTGCTCATTTGCTCAATGATGTCAACACGTTCTATGCTACATGTTTAATTTTCTCTACACGTTTCCGATTTTTAAACGCACTATCCAGAACCGGGTAAATCATAAACAACGAGGCATTAAGGATTTCGTCAACTTCCCGTCGACAGGTTGCGAGCGATGGTTTTTGAATGCGCCCGCCGCCACGGCATAACATCTTGCGAGGTCTTGCGACGCGATGATAGTAAGATGCAATGGCGTGCTTGGAAGAGCCATGAGCGTAGTAGCTGAGGAGGATTCCAAAGGCTTTCTTGTCAATGTACATGACGGAATCGACGACCTGAGAAATCAACATTCCATCATCATCATTACACATTGGCCTTGTCATAACTCTTCCCGGCTCTACGCTCTCCATGAACTTAGCTATTACGCTGCTCATGCGCTTTTCCAGACGACCTGAATAAACCCATGCTCCCCACAGTTCAAGCCAGCCATTCAGCCACTCGTGCTGCTCTTTGGTGAGGTTTAGTTCTCTTATGCCCATGCGCCTTCTCCCTGTACCTGAATCAATGTGAGGTTTCCGCAGAACACTGCGCCGGTATCGATATACATCTGGTTGGCAAATTTGAGTGGTTTCACTGCTGGCGTATGACCAAAGATGAGCGTGTCCGCGCCTTTGATTTCTTTCACGATCCCGTCTTGTGAGTTGCTGATTCGTTCGCGGTTCCAGATTACCTGCTGATGATCAACTGGCTTTCCAAACTCGTATTCGTCACAGGGATAATCGGCGTGGCAGATGACATATTTTTTACCTTCGCTCACCAGTTCGATGATTAACGGAAGTTCATCTGCTTTATGGGCAAGAGCTTTAGCCAGAATTTCTTTGTCGTAATCGAGATTAAAGAACCAGCCACCGCCATTAAACAGCCAGTGATTGACGTTTCCACGCTCTGATAAGCCATCAATCATCATTTGCTCATGGTTTCCACGTACAGCTCGGAACCAGGGGAATGTGATTAATTCCAGACATTCGACGTTCTCTGTACCGCGATCAACCAAATCGCCCACCGAGATAAGCAGGTCTTTTTTGGTGTCGAATCCTATCGTCTCCAGTTTTTTCATCAGGTTCGTGTAGCATCCGTGCAGATCGCCAACTACCCAAACATTTCGGTATTTGCTGCCATCAATTCTTTCGTAATAGCGCATCTCTTTCACTCCATCCGCGATGAACCATGAGAACGTCGTTGACGATGGCGTGCATTTTCCCGTCTTTATCATCAACGTATTTTCTTACCGTGCCACGACTACATTTCAGTCTGCGTGCTACTTCTGTCTGGTTTCCGTATGCTTCAACGAGCATGTCTGGAATGGTTTTTACTGAGAACGTCATGCGGCCTCACTTCTGCTATTTCGCAGGTCTTTGAGTTTCTGTTGGTACTCTGCCTTGATCGCCTTGCACTCTTCGATAGTCCAGCGATGGCGGCTATGGTTTGATTCGATTTCGTCTACTGCTTCCTGCCCGATGCGGTTAATCAGTTCGACGCGATACGGAACGAGATTTCCGCTTTTGTGCTGGTTGCACACCACGCATTGCTTGTGAATATTGCGTTCATCAAATCGGAGTTGAGGTGCCGCAGCAGTTGTCCGGTAATGTCCGGCATCCCACTGAGCAGACGTGAGCGTTCCGCACGAGATACATGGTAAGTCGCGGTCTCTTTCTCTGATGAAGGCGTTTACGGCTTGTTGGGCTTGCTTAATCCAGTAACTGCGGGGCTTTAAGGCGAGTTTTCGAATCTTAAGTTTATCTTTCTGTTTCTGTTCATCTCGTCGTCGTTTCTTCTCTGCTGCTTTTTCCGCTTTTTCGCGTTCTTTACTTCGTCGTTCGAGTGCTAATTGAGTTCCGTGTTCCGGGCAGCACCACCACTGATTTGAGAATGCCGGGTGAAACCATTCCTTGCATATTTTGCATTTCCTTCGCGCTGGTTTAGCCATCGTCTTCTTCCTCGTACATTGAGCTATTCGGATCGCTCATCAGTTCTGCACAGCAGTGCTCACATACGTGAACTTCCAGCACATGCAGCTTCTGACCGCAGTTAGCGCACGTTAAAGCCCGCTCGACGCTTTCTTTCTGGTATTGAAGGGATTGGGATGGGCTAAGCATGGCTTTCACCATTAAAAAGTCGCTTGTAAGCATCAATGTCTCGTTTTGCTTCACCGAGCTTTCGTCTTAATTCCATGTTTTCTGATTCAAGCTTTTCCATGTCTTGTTGGTATCGATCGCGGTGTTCTTTCCATGCTTTTCGATACGCCTTCATGTATGTCGTTTTGGCCTTTCTCTTTGCCTGACGAACAGCGTGATGGTTTTCTACAAACCACTCAGGGTCGTTAAATGCTGCTCTGGCGCATGTAGACAAATAATTTGCGGCCTCCCTGTTTAGCCAACAAATACTGATAAATGGCAACTTGATAAGCACCATTTTTCGTTGAGACTCTTTCTCGCCAAACATGTGCCATTTTTTGATGCTAAGGCCAAATCCAGGTTGAATTAAAAGCATTGTCATTTCCTCGCACGATGTCTTAGCCACCGGATATCCCACAGGTGAGCCGTGTAGTTGAAGGTTTTTACGTCAGATTCTTTTGGGATTGGCTTGCATTTATTTCTGGAGCGTTTCGTTGGAAGGTATTTGCAGTTTTCGCAGATTATGTCGGTGATACTTCGTCGCTGTCGTCTCATTCGTACCTCCTGTCGGTAAATCTGACACCCTGACCAATAGCCCAGGCTGTCGTGTACTCAATCAGACTTGCCATGCGCTTCACGCTCATCTGCGCGCTGCTTTCGCGAATGTTGACGTATTCGCCTTCAAGCCCTGGCAAAACATCAGCTTCCAGGTTTGTTGCCACTGCATGACCGCTAATCAACAAAACCTTCCATTGTTCCGGTTTTAACCATTTGCCGCACCATTGAACCTGACGAGCGATATCCGCCAGCATCACGTGAAATTTTGCGTTCTGGTCAAGGTTGCGCTTGTAGTCAGTAATGCGGATGGTGACTGGCTTGTCTTTATCGAGTGGTGTTGCGAGGATGGCATTTATTGCGGCTTGCTGTTGTTGCTTAGTTCGGAGGAAGATTGTTTGCTTCACTGAATACTCCTTTATTTTTTATGCCTGTAACCCCATTCTTCCAGCAACCTTGCGGCGTACCACCCAAGAAACAAAGGAAAGAACATTACAATGAGATATTCCCCGCCACGGTCAATGTTCGAAATTGACCAGATTACGATGTAACCAGTGCAGGACAGGAATATTACAAACCCCAAAAAGCTACTTCGTCGACTCATGCTCACTCCTTCACTTTGATTCCAGCAGCGCGGATGTTTTCCTCATAAGCATCCATTGCATCACCGAAGCCATTGGAATAATCAACAGTAAACCCTTTGGCTAATGCTTCTCTGCTGTCGATAAACTTTGGCGCGGTTATTTCAATAGCTGCTCGCGATGCCTGCCACGTTTGCCAGTGGCCTTGAACATCGTCCATCACGTATTGACCACCAATATCACCACTGCCAATTTCATGGTGATTTTCAGGGTAACGGATAAGGTCTGAGGATTCGCCTCCACGTCGCAACCAACTTTCTTCAAACTGCTTTCTTGATTCGTCCATCGATACTTACCCTCAGTTCAACTCACAAAACGCCACGCCATTTTTGCTACAGTGACAGGCATAACACCGATAATCACCCACAGGAAAATGCTACCGAAAAGCACACCCACCAGGTCTTTACCTTCGCCTACCAACCGGACAAAACTGCTGGCAACAACAATGAACGTCGCCACCATCCACATAGCACCGAGAATCCTCAATGCAGAGAAAATTAACTCAGCCACGATTTACCCTCCCCCAAATAAAAAGGCCTGCGATTACCAGCAGGCCTGTTACAAGCTCAGTGATGTAGATGGTCATACGTCAGCCCCTTGTGCATATCGTCTGCCACGCGCAGCAGGTGCATTTGATGCTGTGCAAATCTGTCTGGCTTCATCCTGGTCACATGCAACAAAGTGTCCGTTGCAGAACCGCTGGTAAACCGTACCAAGCGAGCCAAAACGGTTTTTCGTCACGATGATTTCAGCAAATGGCGCGGCGCTACTGTTCTCGTCATATACAGCTTCCCGATAGAGCATGATGATTGAGTCTGCGTCCTGTTCAATGCTTCCAGAATCACGCAAATCTGCGTTTGTCGGGCGTTTGTTTGGTCGCTTCTCAACATCGCGCGAAAGCTGACTCAGGGAGATAACAGGCGTTTTCAGGTCTTTCGCCATCGCCTTCAGGCTTCCGGAGATGTGAGCAATTGCGAGGTCGTTGCGGTCTGCTTTCGGCTTCTCAATCAGGCCAAGATAATCCGCCATGATGAGTGACAGGTTTGGATTTTCCTGTTTATGCCGTTCTGCGATTGAGCGTATTTCTTCGACCGATAACCGCGAGGCATCGACTACCCATACATCCAAATCTGCAAGCTGACTCATACCGTTAGCAACACGTGCCCAGCCTTCGTCATCCATCGATGCAGGATTTCGCAGCACACTAACCGACATCCTCCCGGCGTTGGCAATGCTTCGCTCTGCGATCTGCAATGCGCTCATTTCCATTGAGAAAATCAACACTCCGCGCCGGACGTCAGAACCAGGAATAACGCGGCTTGCAACGCCTTCGGCAATCTTCAGCGCCAGCTCGGTTTTCCCCATACCAGGACGAGCAGCGATTATCACCAGGTCTTCCGCGTTCATCCCTCCGGTGATAGCGTCAAGTTCTTCGATTCCGGTCTTCAGGGTATCGGACTCTTCTCCGTTCCTCAGACGCCTGTCAAGCGTGTCAGTGTAGTCAGTAATGATTTCCCCTAACCGTACAGGTTTAACCTCGTCACGGGGCTTTCTGATGGCTGAAAGACGCTTTACAAGCTCATCCATCGCCTGACTCGATGCGTCGATGGTTCCGCTCTGAATTGGTTCACGCATTTCATCCATGATTTCCAGCATCAGACGGCGGTGATAGTTATCCGCGACCATTCCGGCATATCCCTTCAGGTTTGCGGCGCTCGGGCAGTTTTTGCTGGTCATCAGGATTGACGTGAAATGCTCCTCTCCGCACGCCTCGGCAACCATCAGCGCGTCGATTAGGTTTCTGTTTCTCGCCTGCTTGCGGATAACCTCGAAGGCTTTCCTGTAGAGCGGAATTGAAAACGCTTCCGGCTCCAGCGTTGCCAGAACGTCGCTGGCGGTTGGTGTTAATCCACCAATCAGCAGTCCACCGATAACGCTCGCTTCGATATCCTGTTTCATGCAATCCCCCTGTCTGCAAACTTCCCTTCCCGCACTCCCGTTAACGAATCTTCCCTCAGCAGGTAATCAAAATCTGCCGTCCAGCCCGTGTCGTTGTCTCCGAAGTAAAACGGCTTGGCCTGATGCACAAACGCCCTGACATACGCTCTGAAACCGTCCACGTTTGGCGTTTTCAGTTGCGGGATGATTTTCTTCAGGCGGCGTTTTCGTTTCTCGTTGACCGCAACAGCGTGTGGCAATCTGTCACCGACTTCGGTGTTGTAGGCGTTCAGGAAGGATTCGTAGTCGATTCGTTCTGCCTTGCGACGTTCAGGTTTAACCTGCCCATCGCCTCCCCCATTGGGGGGTAGGGGGGTATTATTTATATTCTTGTTAATACCTTCTTGTTCATGATGTGCGGTTGTTTGTGCGGCTTTATGTGCGCTTTCATGTGCGGCATGTACGCTGGAAGCCGCGCCATTACTGGCTTCATCATGTGCGGCATCATGTGCGGTTGTTTGTGCGGCTTCATGTGCGGGTGAATTGTCCATTTTTTGAGCATATTCATGGTAATTTGTGATAGTGATCACACGACCTTTTTGCTTCTCTCCATCAATGGAGATCATCCCCTCTTTCACAAAAACCTGAAGCATCCGCTCAACCTGATCACGGCTTGCTGGCTTGCCATGTCTGTCGCATAACTGAAGACCTAAATCAGCTGCTGTCACAACCAGTTGACCGGGTTGCAGATGCCATTCATGACCTTTGAAATTCGCTTTGTATGGCTTTCTGGCGGCATTCAGGAGAAGGTTTTCCCACAGGGTGCGAAGATAAACATCTTTCGCCCATGACTGTTTCAGAATGCTCCGGTACAACGGAATGTAACCAGTTTTCTGGTTCTCCATCCTGTTGCTCCTGCGCTCGTGTGCGGCGCTGAAATCGTAGATTTTTGCTGTATTGCTCATAACTACCTGCCTTGACGAAAGACCTTAAGAACATCGTTAAACTGACTTACGGATATGTCTTCTTTGAGAAGCTTTTCCAGAAATGCGTTTGGAATGAACGTATATCCCTCCTCTTTTGGTAGAGACGGGAGCAACGCCCTCGCCTCAGCCTTCAGAAGCTCAGTTCTGGCAACTTTCACAAAAGAGATTTGAGTTCTTTCATCAATGGAACGAAGGAAGCGCAAACGCTTAGCTTCTTTGTGTGTATCAGGTGGATTAAAGCCTTTGTTTCGCATATAATTACCTCGTTGGATGTTGTTAAAATTCCATTTGTATTTGATCAGAACGCTCGGTTGCCGCCGGGCGTTTTTTATTGGTGAGAATCGAAGCAACTTGTCGTGCCAATCGAGCCATGTCGTCGTCAACGACGCCCCATTCAAGAACAGCAAGCAGCATTGAGAACTTTGGAATCCAGTCCCTCTTCCACCTGCTGATCTGCGACTTATCAACTCCCACAGCTTCCGCTGTCTTCTCAGTTCCAAGCATTGCGATTTTGTTAAGCAACGCACTCTCGATTCTTAGAGCCTCGTTGCGTTTGTTTGCACGAACCATATGTAAGTATTTCCTTAACAAATAAGAAGTTATGCGCATCAACTTATGCGCGTTGTATTCCCGCATTTCGGCGGGAATGAGGACCATGACTGTTAAAGAGCAATTTGCTTATGCCGCTTTGCGGTAAGCGCTTTCTTGATACTTCAGGGCGCCAGCTGTAACGACTTCCAGTCGATAGGCGTCTTTCTCTGGGATGACTTCCTTCCACTGAGAGACTGCTGCGTCGCTAATGCCTAGCGCTTTAGCTACAGCACGCTGGGTTCCGAAGTGGTCGATAACATCTTTCTTGTACATAGACTCGCTCCGAAATTAAAGAACACTTAAATTATCCACTAAAGGAATCTTAAGTCAAGTTTATTTAAGATGTCTTAACTATGAAAACTCAATTGATGGGAGAGCGCATTCGCGCTCGGAGAAAAGAACTCAAGATCAGGCAGGCCGCACTTGGAAAGATGGTCGGCGTGTCTAATGTTGCCATATCTCAGTGGGAACGCTCTGAGACAGAGCCAAATGGAGAGAATCTTCTCGCCCTGGCTAATGCGTTGAAGTGTTCCCCTGACTATCTGATGAAAGGAGAGGAAAGTCTTTCAAACATTGCCTATCACAGTAGGCATGATCCAAGAGGGTCATACCCTCTGATTAGCTGGGTGAGCGCAGGATGCTGGATGGAAGCTGTAGAACCATATCATAAGCGTGCAATAGATAACTGGTACGATACAACCGTAGACTGTTCAGAAGATTCGTTTTGGTTGGACGTGAAGGGAGACTCAATGACGGCTCCGGCCGGTCTCAGTATCCCTGAAGGAATGATAATACTCGTCGATCCTGAAGTAGAGCCGCGTAACGGGAAACTGGTAGTTGCAAAGCTCGAAGGAGAAAACGAGGCAACTTTCAAGAAGTTAGTTATTGATGCAGGCAGGAAGTTTCTAAAACCACTTAACCCACAATATCCGATGATCGAGATCAACGGAAACTGCAAAATCATCGGCGTAGTTGTCGATGCAAAACTAGCAAACCTTCCATAAAGGGGCATTCGCCCCTTTTTTTTATTTCCTTTAAAAATCAAAGCCAAACTTAAGTTACGAAAGAAAATTTAAGTTTTCTTCAAAAATACTCTTGACCATTAATTAAAGAGATCTTAAATTTAAGCCATCAGCAGGACGCTGGAAGCCAAACGGAACAGATTGGCAGGCTCTTTAACATTGATGGGATTGTCCCGCCGAAATGCGGGAACCAAAGAGTAGTTGGCTTTGGGGTGACGTGAAGTGCAGCTGCACGACGGCAACCGGAAGATAAGCACCCGGCGCGTCACCGCCAAAGTCAATCATCGGAGGTCAACATGACAGTAGTCATTACATATCTTGCTGACGATAACGCCAGAAATCGCCGCAGAGCACGCAGACAGGCTCAACGTGAACAGGCAATGCAAGAGCAGCAACTGGCACGAAAAATTGCGCTAAAGCTCTCTGGTTGCGTCAGAGCAGATAAAGCAGCATCACTCGGAAGCCTTCTCAGCAAGAAGGCAGAAGAAGTCGAGCGTAAACAGAACCGAATTTATTACAGCAAGCCACGCAGTGAAATGGGTGTGACTTGTGTTGGTCGCCAGAAAATGAAATTAGGCAGCAAACCACTTATTTGAGAGGAATTAATATGTCATCAATCCGCTTAACTACGAGAATGAAAGAGGAAATCGCTCGTAACGCTTTAATTAAGTCTGGGGTTTTCACTGAACTTGAAGAAGTAACAAAGTTAAAGAACCAGCTTGCACTTGACGCCAGAGTTATTGCGTTTGGCGGTAAAAAGAAAACTGAGGAAGTGGATCAGTTATCATCCAAGTTGGTAGCTATAAGTGAAGAACTTGGAAAGATGGGATGTTCATTTTACTCATACGATGTTCGTTCTACTTCAATTTATCTGACTGTATCTGGCAGAAGGGTTGGATGGCTTTCATATGGGAAAGACGGCAACGGCGAAGATATATTGCTCCCTACTCCGAACAAAGATAAATGCATGTTTAGCGCAGAACACGAAATAACAAAAAGGTTTGATGAAATCTGCGTATTGCAACAAAAACTTGAAGCCAAGAAAAAGGATATCGAATCAAATGTATGGGCTGCTTTGAACTCAGTCACAACAGTTAAGCGACTTATTGAGGTTTGGCCTGAAAGCAAAGAATTGCTACCAAAAGAAGCAGATAAAGCAAGTACAGCACTTCCTGCTTTACGGGTAGAAGATTTGAATAAGATGATTGGACTTCCTTCCGAGGCCGCATAGTCGGCCTTTACTTTTGGCATAAACAACAGAATAAACACTGCACTGTGTATTCATTCCAACGAGTGAATACACGGAGCAATGTCGCTCGTAACTAAACAGGAGCCGACTTGTTCTGATTATTGGAAATCTTCTTTGCCCTCCGATGTGAGGGCCTTTTTATATGCATACCAATAACGCTTCACTTGAGGCGTTTTCGTTATGCAATCAAACAGAAGGAGCATCCTATGCAACAGTTCGCTATTGCAGGGGCGGCATCGGTTCGCCCTTTCAACCCGATTTTATCGGTACAGCATTCACGAAAAAATATTTTAACCGGAGCAGACTTTAAACAACCAAGAATGAAAAGTTTGCTCGAAAAGCTTTGGGATATTTTGAAACAACAAGGCCGTCCATGAGTTTTACAGATAACTGGTCAGACGAAGAATTCATTCGTCAGATGAAAGAATTAATCGGTAACGAAGGAGATATTCATGTCACTTGCAACCACAGTGAAGGAGAGCAAGTTACAGAGACGCATGTACACGCAGAAAGCTCTCTGGTATCGCCATAATGGCGACCGCGAAGGAATGCGGGTATGCCTTAATTTGTCACGAGTCGAAGTATTAAATCAGCGTTATTTTCTTGGGCCGTGTCCATTCTGAGATCAAACATATGAGCAAAGAATTTTATGCAAGGCTGGCAGCCATTCAGGAGAATCTGAATGCGCCAAAGAATCAGTACAACTCATTCGGTAAATATAAATACAGAAGCTGCGAAGACATTCTTGAAGGCGTTAAGCCGTTACTGAATGGCCTGTTTTTATCAATCAGCGATGAAGTTGTGTTGATTGGTGATCGGTATTACGTGAAAGCAACGGCAACTATTACTGATGGCGAAAACAGTCATACAGCAACCGCTCTTGCACGAGAGGAAGAAAGCAAGAAAGGAATGGATTCTGCACAAGTTACGGGAGCTACAAGCTCTTATGCACGCAAGTATTGCCTCAATGGTTTGTTCGGCATTGATGATGCGAAAGATGCAGATACCGACGAGCATAAACATCAGCAGAACGCAGCAGCAAAGCAATCAAAACCATCACCTACACCTGAACAGGTTCTAAAAGCATTCACTGACGCAGCAATGCAGAAAAACACCGTGGAAGAGCTTAAACAGGCGTTCGCCAAAGCGTGGAAGATGCTCGAAGGCACACCGGAGCAGCACAAAGCGCAGGACGTTTACAACATCAGACGAGACGAATTAGAAGGAGCGGCTGCTTAATGGCACATTCGATTACTGTAAGACTAAACAAACCCGCAAGAGAGTTTCAGGCCGGGGAAAATATCGGATTCAACATCCGTGCTGGCGTTCAGTATTACGATCGCCAGACAAAAAAGAAAGAATGGACAAACTACAGCGCCGTTGTATTTGCCAAGCCGGGAGCGCAAGCGGATTACTATCGTAGCGTTCTGGTTGAAGGAGGCATTGTAGAAATTACCGGAGAAAACATCAGGGTTGATGTTTATCAGGGGCAAAATGGTCAATCAATCACTCTTGAATTACTGAATGCAAAGATTGGATTTGCAACCTCAGGAAACAGCCAACAGCAGCAAAGTAGCAATCATCAAAATCATCCTGAATACGACGATTCAATTCCCTTCTAAAGTAGCAACATAAGGATTCCATTATGCCAGCGCCTCTGTATGGTGCGGATGACCCGCGCCGCTGTTCCGGCAATTCCGTATCGGAGGTGCTGGATAAATTCAGAAAAAACTACGATCGGATAATGTCGCTACCGCAGGAAACGAAAGAGGAAAAGGAATTTCGCCATTGTATATGGCTTGCAGAGAAAGAAGAACGCGAGCGAATTTACCAGACATCAATCCGACCATTCCGCAAAGCCACATACACCCACTTCCCTGAATATATCGACCCGCGCCTGCGTAATTACCGCTCACGCTATGGCGCTATCAGTAATGACTGAGGAATTTACCATGAGAGGACTTGCATACAATCCAGGCATTCTTCCGGCAGAAATGATTATTCGCCAACGCGTAAAGCCAATGCCATCGAGAGAGGAATTGCTTAAGAGAAATTCTTTTCCATCAGTGAATCAAAACAAATATCTGAATGCGATGTTGCGGAGTGGGAAGAAATGAAACAAATGTCTCTAATTGAGATGGATGGTTTTCTGAAAGGTAAATGCATCCCACGAGATTTAAAGGTTAACGAAACAAACGCTGAATATCTGGTGCGTAAATTTGCTGAAGCGGAGGCCAAGTGCGCGGAGATGGCAGCGGAAAATGCGGGGCTGAAGTCTGGCGCTATGGACGAAATCAAGGTTATCAACCGTGGAGGGCAGGCATATTGCGTAAAAGATGGAGTGCAAGTTAATCCCATGTATGCAAGAGGGTGGAATGACTATCGCGCAAAGTCTCTGCAATCAGACACCCCAGCCACCGATGCTTTCCTGGCTGAAGTACGGGCGCAGGGCGTGGATGCTGCTATAGAAGCTGCAAAAAATCTGGTGGCCCAAGAATATGAGTATAAGGATTTCAAAGCGGCGCAGAGTGATTGCTGTATGCACCCTGGTTCAGACCTGGTAGGGAAGGTTGAAATGACTGAGTGGTTAGTTGACTTTGCTGCCCAGCTTCGCAAAGGAGGCAACCGGTGAGCGAAATTAATTACCAGGCACTGCGTGAAAAGGCAGAGAAAGCAACGTGTGGGGTGTGGTCGCTCGAATATGGAGAGAGCCCATTTGATTGTGATGATGCGCTAATTCATCGTGACGTTGTTGGATATCTTCCCATTTGCAGAATTGAAGGAGCGCATCCTGAAAGCGGTTTCGATGAAGATTTCCAAATGGAACAGCAGGCCAATGCTGAATTCATCGCTGCAGCCAATCCGGCTACTGTGCTGGCACTGCTGGATGAACGGGAAAGAAACCAGCAGTACATCAAACGCCGTGACCAGGAGAACGAGGATATTGCGCTAACGGTAGGGAAGCTGCGTGTTGAACTGGAAGCCGCAGAGAAGCGCAACGCAGAACTGGAAGCGCGGGAAATACTGCTCCCGGAACGTAGCAGTATGCTTCATCGAACAGATTTTCACGAGGATTACCAAACGGTAATGGCATACAAAGTTTCTGAGGTCATCGCTGCAATCCGCGCCGCTGGCATTCGCATCAAAGGAGAGTGAGATGTACGGACAAATATCAATCGTTCGACCAGGAACATGTGACGATCGCGAAATACGAATAATTATTCGTCTGGCAATGGGGAAAACAATAACTGCTCTCATTACCCCAGAAAATCTCGCATTAGCATTAACCGGAAAGTCAGACCAGCCAGTAGAGCTAAAGCTGCGAAATGTTGAGATTAAGGTGAAATAGCTATGACCACTATTACCAAAGAACGTATCGAATTATTCATTAAAAATCCGCTTGATAACGGGCTTACCCGTGGCGAACAAATGGAACTGGCACGAATTGCACTGGCATCGCTGGGAGCAGAACCTGTAAGCCAAACTTACAACTTGCCAGAATTAATCGAAGGCATGGAGGTTTCCATTGATGTAAGCACTTGTGATGCGGATTTAGGTAATCGCTATTTCGGCACCGTCACCGAGGCGTTAGAACTTGATACTGCCAAGAATGGTTACATCCTCCTGGTTCAGGACGCAGAGCCAAACTTCGATGTAAATGGCAACTCTCCGGTAACTCCGGATGGTTGGATAAGCTGTAGTGATCGAATGCCGGAAGACACCAAAATGTTACTGGCATTTAGTCAAGGTGAAATCGTGGCAGCATATTGGAACTGGGTTGTAAATCCAATTGATTACAAAAAATATAGAGCTTTCACGTATTTATCAGGAAATATCTTGGATGACGTAACTCACTGGATGCCGCTACCAGAGCCTCCACTTTGAAAGCGAAGCTTATACATATCTTTTACATCAGCAATCTATTGTTAATCTCCAATCAATGTTACGTTGTCATCTCACTCATGCTTTGGAGGTAGTGATATGTCTTGTCCAAAATGCGGTTCTGGAAATATTGCAAAAGAAAAAACAATGCGTGGATGGTCTGGTGATTATGTGTGCTGCGATTGCGGATACAACGACTCTAAAGACGCATTTGGAGAGCGTGGTAAAAACGAGTTTGTCAAAATTAATAAAGAACGCGAAGGCAGCGAAAAAAGCTAATTTATTTATTCATATATGAAAACAATGTAACCAATATTCGAATTGAAGAACTGAAAGAACACCAAGCCGCCTGATGGCGGTTTTTTTATTACCTGATTTGCAGGTTCGATTCCCTATTCGGAGATAGCACTCATGCAACACGAACTACAACCTGATTCACTGGTTGATTTGAAATTCATCATGGCTGATACTGGCTTTGGTAAAACCTTCATCTACGACCGGATTAAGTCCGGCGACCTGCCTAAAGCCAAAGTTATCCACGGTCGAGCAAGATGGTTATATCGTGACCATTGTGAATTCAAAAATAAGCTTTTAAGCCGCGCCAATGGGTAA